ACATATTTCTTAAAAAATTGCCAGGCTTCACCTGATCTTAGCTCATCAAAATTCCAATGACTCATACTGATTTTTTCAATCCATCCTTGTCTCTCAGGCATGACTGGATTTTCTATAGTACTTAAATCAGTATTAGCCACAGCGTATGTCTGACTATGTTCGGGATTAGGATCAGTTATAAAAGTTGGTATACCTTCAATAATACTGGCAACACTTGGAGAACTATTATAAACAACTGTTGCCCAGGCGCCTTGTAGATCGTCTATTAATTTTTCGTTTGTGCTTAGATGTGTATTTTTGTGATTTACAGCCAGTACTGATTTAATTTTTTTATCGCCGGGATGTGCTCTCACAACTATAGGACGATTAGGTGAAAATTGTCTAATTTTATTGATGGTAGCATTCATCCAATCGATCACACTGAGTCCGTTCATAGACCATCCACCGTTTCGTTGAAGACATATTAAAATATGCCGGCCTTGTGTTCGATATGGTTTTAAAGAAATGTTAAGATCTTGACTTATTTTTTGCCATCGAGCAGGATCAACATCTTTATCAAAATAAAATCCAGTAGTTGGAAACACTCCGTCAAAACTAAATCTAAGATATGTTTTTTTATTTTTAGGATCTGCATAGAGGAACAAATTACTGTCTACGATTAGACTACGTTTTTTATTATTTTTCTGTGCGTCTATTGCCTGCCGTCGAAGTAATAGATGCGGAGCATTTTTTCCAAGCAAATGCACAAAGCCCTGAATAAGAGCAACATCGCAGGGTATAACAGACAGATCCTTGTGTGCAATAGCAATATCACCAGATGCGGTAACTCCGTGACAAAAATTATCTAATATTGCAGGTTTTTCTAAATTGTTGTTATTGGGAGGAATTCCGGCATAATAGGCCACAGCAGTTATTTTAGACACCGTGATACTCCCTAACAATGGATAATGCAGTGCCATCCATTAATTCTTCATAGGTAAATTGGCAATAGCTGAGCCATGCTAGCCAGTCTCCTAACGGGCCATAATATAAATCATTAATTTCTGATAATTTATTTCTAGTCACAGTATTGCTCACGTGTTTATTAAGAGTAATAGCTGGTATTCCGGCCCAGATAGATTCTACTGCACTATTTGAATTAATGCTAACTGTACAATAATAATCACCGTTAAGCAGAGTTTGATATAGACTAGTTCGTGATTTTTTGTTTATTTTTGATCTAATCTCAATTGGTCTGTCTGTATATTTTCGTAATTCATTGCAAACTTGTTCAGTCCAAACTGCTATGTCGACACGCATGATACCAGCAGCAAATGGTCCGGGTTCTATAATCAAGATTGTTCCGCCATCTTTACGCCAGGGTCTTGGGAATGTTGTAAAATTTTTTAATCTATCCACCGGGGCTGTAAACTGTGAATTAAAATGTAGATGATTTCTTGTGAGTCGGTGCCATTTTTTGTTAGGCTCAACAAAATTAGTATAACCGCTGTCTATAAACCAAAAAGGAAGATTATTGTCAATTTTTTCAATAAGGATATTTTCATTTCCTACAGTATTTCTTAATAGACAATCTTCATTGGGGTCAGTAAAATTATTTCGTCTAATCAACGTTGCTGTTGGATCAATCTGAAGGCCTACTGTTTTTATAAAATCTTGTTTAGGGTGTACCGTATAGCAATCTAAAATTGTTTGTTCTTCCAACCTATCAATAATTAATTCTATATGCTGATAGATATTATTATAAAAATGTTTCTTGTGATTGTCGATATGCTGATTTACATTATCTACCCATTCAGCAAGATCTTTACGAACTCCTTGTTGAATTTTTTGTTTGATTTTATCTTTATGTTTGCTTAAAAGAAACTTAGGTTTATTTTTTGTTTCTATAACATATTCTATTGCTCCAGCAGTATGTCGTTGATTCATCTGTATAGATCTACATGAATCTAATGCATTCACTATCCGAATTAAAAATCTAGCAATTTCTTTGTCGTTAAGTAGCAGTTTCATTATTCAATAATCTCCAGGCAGTACCGTTAAGAATTTCTTCTTGCGTAAATTGTCCGTATGATATAGTACGACAATGATTAATGATTGTGTCTAAATCTGGCTTAAATGGTGTTGATAACTTTGATAAATCGTTACTGGCCAACGGGCTTGCAGCACACGGTACTGACACAAATGCCGGTATTCCATACAGCACTGATTCTAATGCTGCAATACTGTTTAAAGTCACAGTGGCATATACTCCAGAGTCAAATGCATCGTATATAGAATATTCTAAATTTCTATAACTACGAGATCCTTTTTCCCTAATCTCTATCGGAAGATCCGAGTATTTTTTTATGTTGTTTATTGTTTCTGTTATCCAAGTCTCGCAGTCAATGTTATAATATCTAGAAGCTTTTGGATTAGGCAAGACTAATAATATTTTTTTGTTATAATTTTTCCAACCAGTCCATTGCAGCCTTGGATCTTGTTTTACAAGAGCATTCCACCTATCTAACGGTCGATCAATTGTTGTACAATGCTGTACATTATTTTTTACTATACGATGCCATATTTTTTTTCCAGAACTATTCCCTATACTAGGAAAATTTCCAAAATATCCTGTATCAATGTAATAAAAATCTCTATGATTCTGCATACAATTTAACATATGGTCTTTTTTAACAATCCCCCTAACCACATAAGGTTTTGAAAGATCATTGATATCGCCGGTACACTGGTGCTTTGATCCCTGTATTAGAGATTCTTCTAAACTTAATTCTTTTACCATAGTTCTTCCAACATTCGTTTGGCCTTACCTGATCTAATTTCATTAAGATGAAACTGTCCGTAGGCAAGATGACACGCCCATGAATAAATTTTATCTTGATCGGGATAATAAGGTGTTTCTATTTTAGTTAAATCTTGACTTGTAACAGGAAATGCAGCATTACTAGGTGCAAGTGTAAATGCAGGAATTCCATACATTACAGCCTCTGTAGCTGCTACTGAATTATATGTTACTAGTGCAAACACATCATCGTCTAGTGCTTGATGCAATGTGTTAGACACAGTTCTGTCAATTCGATTAGCTGCACGGTTTCTTATTTCTATAGGACGATCTGTATGTTTTCTAATTGTATCTACAACATTGTTTGTCCATTCTTCTAGATTGATATTATAAAATTTACAAGGCTTTTCATCCGGTTTGGCTATTAAAATTTTTCGACCTTGTTTTTTCCAAGGATGTAATTTTTTACCAAATACTTGCCATCTATCATCTGGTCGAGCAATTATTTCGTGATGCTGTAAATTATTTTTTACAATTCGATGCCAGTATTTCCAGCCGTTAGGATTACTTTCGTTGATTTCATTTCCAAAATACCCAGTATCCATATAAAGAAAATCTCTTTTATCTTTCCAGCATTGATATATTATTTTCTTTTTAAGAATGCCTCTTAAGACTATAGTGTCTGAACTATCTTCATACTTGAAATCTTTGGTATTTGTAATCCTGCTGCTGCAACCTTGAGCAAATTGTAAAATATATGGATCTTCTCCGTCTTTACTAAGAAATATCATTGTAACATCTCGCGTAGATTTTGTTTCCATACCTCGTGATACTCACACTGCCGATATTCTTTAAACCAAGGTCCACCTTCGGTATAATGTATGGCTTTAGGTGTTCCGTCTTGTGGTTCTTGATACCATCCGGCTAACCAATTCCACTCGGGATCTAAATTTCCTATTTCTGCATCGTCGAGCCATTGGAATCTATGAAGGTATTGTCCGGTTTGTGAATTCACTAGGTCTGGAGTAACCTGTTGATTAGAAGCATGGCCGCAGTTCCATAAAATCATTGAGCTCCAGTTTTTTCTAGGGTATGGTAATTGTTTACAGCCGTCCATTTTTATACCTTCTTTAGGAGTATAATCGTGCTTAACTACCATTACAGCATATCTATCATCGGCCTGATCAAAAAGTTTTTTAACGTCTTCTACAAATAGAAAATCACAGTCCGCAAATACAGCCCATCCTTGATATCCTGCAAGATAAGGTACTAAAAATCTTGTAAAAGTGAACTCGGTTGAACTTAGGGCATCCACTTCTCTAGTGTAAATTCCCTTATTACGAAGTTCAATCTGTTTTAATGGCACTACTTCTGCTTGAGACTGATGTTTATGTATGCTGTGTTCACATACTTGATAGGCAATGTCTTCTCTAATATCATATCCAACGAATATTTTCATTTTCTTTCTATATCCTCTTCAATACAGTTTTTTCCGTATTGGATTTCTATAATTTTAAGAGGTTCAATAGATTCGTTACATAATTGGTGCCACTCGGTCTGTTTAATATGAATATGATCAAATTTATTAAATGTTCCTAAAAGCACTGCATCTGTGCTTTGATTTATTGTATACACTGTTGCTGTGCCTTCCGATACAAACCAATGCTCTGCACGATCTTTGTGTCGTTGCATAGATAATCTCTGGCCAGATTCCACTGTAAGTTCTTTTAGTTTAACTTCCTGACCGTTTTCATGTAGAACACGATAGTACCCCCACTGACGTTCAGTTTTAGGTGCTTTCCATTCTTGTAAAATCCACGAGCTAGAATTGGCTTTATTAAAGCCGCCAACTCCAAATATAAATTGTAGATTGTCGTCGACAATATCCATTTCTGGGATATTGTCATTTGTTCTATCCCCGCCATTAGCAAAGATTAGTTGCGCAGTTGGATGTATTGCTCTAACTTTTTTAATAGCATCCTTGGCGCTGTTATCACGGTCATCGAAGTCGATTACTCTATCAACATCATGCAGTGCTGATATGATAGTGGCTCGTTCTTGCCAAGGCATAAATTCTTGCCCTTTCTTCCGACGTAGCCAATCATCAGAGTTAACACCAACGATTAACGAATCGCCTAATTCTCTAGCTGCTTTAATATAGGCAATGTGCCCAGAATGAAGAGGGTCAAACCCCCCTGTAATTAGTACAATATGTTTCATACAGATATTTATCTGCGTATATTATACAATATTTAAAGACTGGCGTCTTCTAATCCTGATACCCGTAATTTAACAATATTGCTTAGATGCCATTGTTTTTGATCAAGTGCTTTAATAATACCTAACCACTTGTTACGTAGTAAGGCAAAGTCGTTGATAATCTTTTCAAAGTCTACAACGTCAGCTTCACCTTCTACGAACTTTTCACAGTCTCTAGAAGATAAAGCACGTTGATAGTTTTCAAGATATTTGCGAAAATGTTGACTGCGAAGTCTACGGAGTTCAATGTTTAAGTACTCAAGGATACCTTCAATTTCTTGAAGTTGATTAAAGCGTTCTTCCACAATTCCGGGCATCAACGAACTTGCCTTTTCAATGTTACCCGCTATGCGGACATCTTGTTTTGCTTCGATTAACTCAGCTTCATAATAGGCCACAGCATCGGGAATGTTGCTTATATCTTTACTAACCTTGTCATACCAATTCATTTAATCCTCATCTTCGTTGTAGTCGTAATCATCATCATCTGCAATTTCTTCACCGTCGATTGAATATTCAATTGCGGTATCTAGATAAGGATCAACACCTAAAAGGCTTTCAAGTGTTGATTCTTTAATGCCGTAATCTAACAACGTATTAACAAAATCGGCAGCTACATCTTTTCTGTGCTTTTCTGGAATATGTTCAATTACTAATGTCCAGATATCGGCAATTAAGTCGTCTTTCATTCGGTGACCTCCAAGTCTGATTCAACTGTAGTAGTTATCTCAGAAGTGGAAATTTCACCGTGTTTTGAAATGTCTTCCATCATAATATCAAGACCGTTCTTCTCATTCTTTTCCCAAGCCTTGCGGAACTGTTTGATGATTTCGCCATCTGCAGATGTGTAGACAAGACTATTTCCTTCCTTCTTGAGCAACCCTTTAGCTTCAGCCAGGTCGACCAGTCCACTATATGGATTCATACCTGTCTCATAAGGAATCTTAACCTGTACACTTTCAAAAGGCTTTGCGTAACGAGTTTTCATAATCTTACAAGCGGCGCGAATACCGTTGACTTCTGAAACCTTGTTACCATCTTCATCTTCTTTAAGTTTCAATTTACGCATTGCTACTACAATTGAACTTGCATAGATAAAGCCCTGACCGCCACTGATCTTGTCATCTGGATCAAACATATCTTGACTAGCGTATGTGTGATTAGTTGCTACCATACCAATGTTATAGGCTCCAAACATATTAACACAGTTACGAACAAGTGCTGTCAGTGCTTTAGGCTTACGGCCCATATCACCTTTCAAATCACCTGCCTGGAACTGATTAACGTCTGTAGGCGTTAACAACATACCAAGACTGTCAATAACAAATAGTACCTTTGGACGTTCGTCTTCGGGCATTGTTTTGTATTCTGCAACAAATTCTGTAATAGTCTTTGCTACATCATCAATCATGGCCATATTAAGTTTCAACAACTTGTCTGGGCTAGTATCAACATCTAGTGCCTTAAGCCATTCCTCGTCAAGTGCGTTCTCTGTGTCAATTAAGATTGGAAAAATGCCTTGCTTCTGTGCGTTTGCTACTAGGTTGCCTGAACAGATAAACGATTTACCTGCACCGGATTCACCAGCAAATACTGTAACCTTACCTAATGGAATACCTCGTTTAAAGTTGCCGCTGATAAGATAATTTAATGCATAGTTGTTTGTGCTGACCCAGTCTGTTGGGTCGTTAAAGCCAATACTTAAACCGTCAATCGATTTAGTAATTGACTTTCTAAATTTAGAAATATCAAATGCTTTTGCCATATTAATTGTCCAGGTCCATTGCATTATATTCTTTGATCAACGCAATCAATTCTTCTTCCGTGTTGCAGACTGTTTTAGAATTCTTCCATTCTTCTTTTTTATCACGTCCACCAATTTCAACCATCCATGCGTTGTCATAACGATTGATAGTAATTGATTCGGTTACTTTTGCTAGTTTAGTTAGTTTTGCCATTATTATTTTCCTAGAAATGAAAGAGAGTGCGAGATTACCCCGCACTCTATGTTTAGCTTAATTACTTCTGACGATTGCGAATCATGGCAAGGATGTCTTGCGCACGACTTGCACCATCAGTTGATGCCGGAGCTGCTGCTGGTGCAGCCTTAGCTACTGGTGCAGGCTCTTCATCAAAATCTTCACTGGCTTTAGCAGCTGGTGTTGATGTATTAGCTGTTGCACGATGTGGATCGCCTGTTGCGGCTCCCATACCTGCTGGCTTGAAGTATTGACCCCAACGATCCATATCGTAGGCTTCGCCATCGACTGACGCTTCAAACATTTCTTTCATTACCTTAAGTTCTACATCAGTAGGTTTCTTAGGTAGGAAATCGCTCAAATTAAACAAGCCATGCGCTTCAATGGCTGCTGCTTCAACTTCTGTTAAAGAACGCTCACGACGACTCCATTTAGAAGTAGAGTAGTCAGCAAAGCCACCTTTTGATGTCTTAGCAATACGGAAGTCTACACCCTTGAGGTAGTCAGTTGGTAATTCTTCCAACTCTGGATCCATCAATGCTGAACGGATAATTTGATAAATCTGAGGACCAATAATAAATCTGCGGATTGGATTCTCAGGTTGCTTATCTTCCTTGATAGGATCTTCAACAACAAAACCCTGGAAGATGTATGAACGCTTCTTCCAGTACTTACGACCCATTTCCTCAAGACTCTTGTCTTTGAACCAACCACGTACTTCTGTCAGAATCGGACAAGCTGTACCGTCATTGTACATTTCAACGCAAGGAACTTGCACCTGAACTGGACGACTGTCGGTTTCACCTTTGATACCTGCAAACGGCAATTTGATCATTGCACGTTCTACCCAGAAAAATGTATTGGCAGAATTACCATCGGGTAGCAAACGGATAACCGCTTCCTTGCCTTCTTGCATATTCCAATGTGGGTAAATTGCGTTGTCTCCACCGCCGGTGGATTGTCCTGTGGACTTTGATTGTGCTTCTTGAAGTTTAGCACGGATTTCTGCGAGTGATGCCATTTTAAATGCCTCCTATGTTATGCCTAAAATGTTTTATATGCCTTATGCACATATGTTATTATGCGCTTTTTATTTATCAAGGTCAATGATTATCTGCGTATTTTTTGATTTGTCTTACCAAAAGAAAAAGCGGGTCAAGCCCGCTTTTCCTTATACTTTGCTAGTGCTAATTGTCTAGCTAGCCATAATCTAAATTTCACATAGTCTGATAGTTCATCTTCAACTACCTTACCAAAATCTCTGCTTTTTAGATTACGGCCAAATGTGACCTCATCGTCTATTATGAGGTCACTGTCGTCTAACCCAAAATTACTTCGCTGGGGTAGTAGCAGGCTTGGCGTCTGCCTTAGGTGCGTCTTTCTTTGCACCTTCACTTTTGGTGGCGTCTTTCTTAGCCTCTACCTTAGCTGGTGCTGGAGCACTTGCTGTAGCCGCTGGTGCTGCTGGCTTGGCTTCTTCTTTCTTAGCAGGTGCTTGTGCAAATGCTGATACTGCGAACAATGATGCTACTACGATTGCGATTGACTTCATTTTAAAGTTTCCTTTTAGGTTATGTAGGAATTTCTACCCCTACATATATATAACGCGGTAGTTGGCGATTTAGTTGACAATCAATTTAGCCAAAAGAAAGGACACCTAAGTGTCCAATCTAATAGAGTTCCTAATCAACTCTAACTGCTACGAACAATCTTAATAGCCTGCTAGTTCTCTAATACGTGCTAATTCAGCTAATTCTGGACTTTGTTGTTGCGGCGCCATTCTTTCTACCATTTTACGAGCAACTTGTTCTGCCTGTTCACCAAACTTTTTGCCTACCATAATAGAAACGCCTTCTGGGCCTTTAGGGAATGTGCCTGATTCACGGTCGTAAAAACTATGAATAAATTCTGCTAGTTCTTGAATGTTAGTTGACTGTTGTTTTTGATCTTCCATGCCTAATTCTTTCTTCCTACGTGCTAGGCCCGCTGAACTTGTTGGCGATTTAGTTTTTTCATCTTCTATGTCTTTAGTACTAACCTTCCAATCATCGCCGCCTTTTTGTTTGCGTAAGTATGCAGGCACATCGCTTTTGTTAGGACCGTCAGCTGACTCTTGAGGAACTTCTTCTGGTGCAGGTTCAGCAGCTACCGGCTCTTCAGCCGCAGGCTCTTCAGCCGCCTGTGCGTTTGGATCAAAATCTCCAAAGTCTAGTTGTTCTAATACTTCAGGGGCATATAGTTGCAGCCATCCTTGAACTAGACCTCGGACATCGACAGACTCGTCTTCTTTTGATTGTGTTTTAATTTGCTGTTGCAATTGGGGATCGTCAATAACTCCTTTAAGGCTTTCAATAGCATTACTGCCATCAACTCCTGCTGGAAATGCTTGACTGACTAATTCTTGTAATTGTTGTATTGCAGTACTTTGTTCATCTGGATCTTGACTTTGTATGGCTGATTCTTCGCCTAACCCCATAACCCAAGATTCAAAGCGATCAAACTCGTTGTTTTCGCCAAGTTCAACATCTTCTACAGTTTCTTGTTCTGTGGTTGTCATTGCGACTATGTCGTCATAGCCTATGTCACTTTCTTTCATCAGTCTATACAGAACTGGGAACACATTTTTAATATCTTCTTTGAAGTTTCTAACTGTGAATTTTTCTGTAAATTCTTCTACAAATTCCTGTGGAACTTCTTCTTGTGTTTGTGCCTGGAATGATTCACGATATTGTTCGTAGTGACTTTGTTTGCTCATAGCCTTAATTTGTTCGCGCAATCTGTTTAATTGTTCTGCTGATCTTTCTACAACATTGTTTGTATCTGAATTCATTAGATCGTTGCGAACGACATAATTACCAAAGCTCTTTAGTTGCGCAATTTCTTCACTCATACTCACAATGCTTTTGCCAATGTCATCATAAGGAACACCACCGTTGGCCACGTGACGTTGCATAGCACGGGCACCTGCTAGATGAATAAACGGATATTTAAAACGTTCACCGTCTTGATTTTCAACAAACAGTCCAGAAATGTTTCTTGATCTGGCACCAGGTGCTGCATCATCCATAACTGCTTGACTGTGTTTGATAATGAGACGTGTGTCCATTAACTTTTGATAACTTACGGTCTTTGATCCGTATAGTGCGCTTTCACTCATAATGCTTTCTCCAACAGGGGTAGTTACTGTATTTTGTTGATTTTTAGGTTTAGAATATTGACTTAAAAATTCATAATCTCTGCGATCAAGATTGTCTTTGGCAATGTCTCTAGTGTCAAACGCCATTAGTCTACGTTTGGCAAACATACGTAATTCTTTAAGAAAACCGTACCAGTTTTTCTTTTGGCCATCGTCCATAGCTTCTGTGATGCCAGTTGAAAAATAGACTTTCATAGAATTTGGTTCAGCAAGGCTAATGCTTACATGCCCGATAGCATTTTTGTTTTCTTGATAGTCAAAATCAAAGAAACGTGCTTCTTCCGGATTAATGGTAATTTCGCCGGTTTCGTTACCTAATTTTAGTCCTTGAAAACGGCTTCTAACTTTGTAGAATAGATCTGTAGAGATATTATTGATTGCATCCATAGTTATATTTATCAAAATCCTGTGCTTACAAATATAGGCATAGGTATCTGATCCTCGGTGATTTTTTCTGTCATTTTGTCGTAAATTTGAGGATCCCAATCTGCTAGCACTGCTGCCATACGAATAATTAACAGTGTTGAACTAACCAAATCATCGTGCTCTCCAGTTTTAGCTCCAAACCCTACACCATTTGCCACAAACGTTTTTAATTCAGATATCAACGGTTTTGAATATATTTTCATCTTTTTGTTTTCTAACAGATTTTTAAATTGACTGCAGGCTGAAATTTTTGTTCTATGTGTAGTGTTAAATCCCTTACGAAATTTTCTTACATGACCTTTACGTATAGGTTCGCTGAGAAATAATCCTGGAATATTTTCTTCACCTATGTCTCTAATTACTATTAATGCTGCTTCGCCTAGTGAGTTATTTTCTACACTGTAGTATATTTGCACATTGCTGTTTTTTTCTATAGCAGCATTTTCTATGTATTTGCAGATTTCTCGCATATATTTGACCTGTGTTTGTATAGGAGTCAAATTGTGTCGCCATTCTGCCACTTGAACCATACTAGGCATTTCAAAAACTTGAATAGCTGAATAGTCTCCTCCAGTGCCTAAGCTAGGATCTAGGCTGACAAGATATGTCATTTTAGGATCTATCTCTTTGTACCATCGTGTTTGACCCATGATCATTATTGGGTCTACACCTTTAATATCTGCTAAACACACCGCATTAATTAATGTTTCATCAAAGATTAGAAACTCGCAGTCAAACTCTCTACGAAATCTTTCATTGCCAATTTTTGCCCTTTCAGTGGCGGCCCATTTTTCATCTCGATCCGGATGTTCTTTCCACTCAGCGAAATAAGGAAAAAACCCATTAACCCCCAATGGTTGTTCGATGCCGAACTCGTCGAACTTGTTGTTGGCTTCAGTCCATATCATTGCAAACTGGTCTTCGTCTGAGTTTGGTGTCGACGTAATAATTGCTCGACCACCGGTTGACAGTGTCGGTGAAAGTGCAGTCCAAAATTCTTTGGCTTTTTCTGGGGGCTGAACAAACGCAAACTCGTCGCAATAAATTAGTGAAAGAGATTTACCACGACCGGTATTTTCTGTAGTAGTAGTTGCTTGAATTCGAGATCCATTATCAAATTCTATGGTGTTTCTGTTGTAGCTTATTACTCCTGCACGAATAAAATCAGGTAAATTTTCATAACCGTAACGATATCTATTCATGATATCCTGCGCACCTTCGTATTTGTGAGCGGCAATTAATACCTGTGCTTCTGGAACAAATTGTGTGAACCATAACAGATATCCGCAGGCACAGGTTGTTTTGCCCATCTGACGCGGTAACATAGCAATCACATCCTTGTGATTATGCATGGCATCAAGTAATCTTATTTGATAGTCGTACGGTTCAAAGTCAATGGCACCACGAACAGGATGTTGAATTTTTAAAAAATTTGTACAGAAATACAGCGGACCCGTTACTGGGTCCATACATTTTTCAAGATGTTCGACCTCGGCAAGAGTGTATTTTTCAGATTTGTGAGCTTTCTTTATCAGAACGCCGTCTAATGATTTTCCCATATTGTTATTTAATGAAAAAAATAGGCTCCGAAGAGCCTATTTGGTTAGTTAGTTTATATTAACTATCGATTGTTTCTGCGGCATCAACTAAGGTTACCGCCACATCTTTGTAAATGTCTGCAAGTGTATCGGGCAGTGTAACAGTTAAAGATTCTTGAATTTCAGCACTTTGACCGCCGTCCCACACACGCATACTTTTAACATGGTTGGTTCTGCCAATGGCTTGGGCAACTTGCCAGCGTAGAGCCTTGGCAGTTGTGTCGACAGTAATGGTTCCATCTGTAGTTGCAGTAAACTGGAAAGGCGAGCCAATTTCTGATCTAGTTCCTGCTAAAATACCGTTATCTAATGTAGAGGCTGTTGTAGCGCCTGCATTTCCAGCACGGTCATATCGAACAGTAAAAGTTACCGCTGTTGGTTGATTGTCTGCTGCTGTTGCACCGCCGCTGGTAAACTGCACGTCTTGAATCTGTGCATCAGCGTACTTTTGTAGATTTTCAATGATTGCTAAAAAACGTTGATGACCTCTTGCCACACGACGACCGATCACCAATGTGGTTGGTTTGGTAGCAAACTGACTGTGATCTTGTGGGTATACTGCACCGTTGTCGTTGCCGTCTGCTGTAGGATACGTTCCTGCACCGCCAGACAATGTAATTACCACTTGATAAAATTCTGGTCTTAGTGACTCAGAAGAAATTTTAAATCCTGACATTATTTTGCTCCTTTAGCTTCTGCCAAACGTTGCATGAGTTCTGCACGTATGCCGGCACGTAGCTGTTCCTTGCTTTCATATGCTCCAGCTGCCATGGGATTGTCGCCGCGATATGCTTTGCCACTAAAACTCTTTTTAGGTTTGTGCATGTCGTCACCGCTACGAATCACAGAATCCATACTGCCATATTCGGGTTCTGAATCGTTAACACTGTTTCCAAACGATTCTTCTCTGTCTTTCTTTTCCATATCGTGATCGCCCATATCGTGATCGCCGTCATCGTCGTTGTCTAGTCCTTTGATACTAGGACCTTCATCACTGTCTGATCCCATACCTGGTTCATTTTTGTCTAGGTCTGGTAACATTTTTAGTGGACCTGAATCTAAATTTCCTAAATCACCAATACCTGACATTGGGGGTTTGATGCTGATAATATCAGGTCCGCCGGAAGGCAAGCTCATTGGAGCTGGTTGATTAATCATGTCTGGATTGACTTTTGTCATCAACTTTATTAATTCACTAATGTCGTCAAGCCCTTGAGCATTAAGATTTACACTCATAGATGGAGGAGGAGTATCTGGTTTTTCTGGCATCGGTGGCATGCTCATCGGCATTGGATCTCCGCAACCTTCAACAGTTTCTTGCGATACTGGTTGATCCAACTCACGCATTTTTGACATTAAATCATTGAAATTCATATTAACTCCCCATTGCGCTTTTAAGACCGACTTTGTTTGTCTTAGCCTTGGGCAGCTTGTATTCGGTTGGCCCGGTTTCATCTTTCTT